TGTTATTCAATTAGTAACTAGTTATGTTAGAAATAGCATGACTATCCATGCATACATGGACACCTTCTGAAAGGAAGCCTACATGATTAAAGCTCGAAAATATAAGTTGGTACTTGACCAACAAGCTTTAAATTATGCTCTCCTCTCGATTTATCAGGAATTTCCTTACGTTCGTGGTTGGATTGACCATCTAATCCGATACAAAGGGCTACCGGGTTTTGTCAGAGTGTGGAAGCAACTCAAAGCCTGGGCACTCAAAATGATTGCTGGTGAAAACCAGTATCACATAGAGTGGTTCCGTACTTTGTCATACTTGGGGTATAGAATCCCCCAAAAGTATTCGAAGTTATTCCAAGTGCTGGTGCGGGTTTTAATAGATCCTAAGAGATATCCTCGGAACTTAATCCGGAAGATCCTATCTATTCTGAACCTACATCATTGCGTCTCTGGTCCTTTCGATCTGGATATCAAAACCCAAATCGAATCCGCCTTGGCAAAGAGAGTAATACCTGAAAATCATAATTTCTGGTCCAAAATTGTCAAGTTAGCCTGTAAGGTTAACTTTATGCATGTCGAATCCAAGATCGGCGTGTTAAGCCCCACAGGGCAGACAGTTGCAATTTCTCCTGGGGTTAATGGATCCTGGGGTAAATTTGTAGCGACGGAAATTGTGGATAGATACGGAGGATTTGACCATGTGCTTAACTCTAATAAGCTCCAGAGGAGGATTGAGAGGGAGTTCATGGGCAATTTAACACCTATCGGTGATACAGGAGGTAAGACTCGCTTAGTTTTAATAGCGAATCCATTTCTTCAGAGTCAATTGGTGCCTTTAAAAAGGGCCTTACTTGATATCCTGAACTCCTTACCAACAGACTGTACCTTTAGGCAAGATGATGGGCCACGCTTCATCCGGGAAAAGCAAAGAGCAGGAGTAATCCTGTTTTCTGTTGACCTTAAAGATGCTACGTGGAATTTCCCTTCAAGCCTCCAGGAGGAAGTATTGATTGCGTTGGGGTGTAAGTCGGAACTGCGAGACTTCTTGTTTCGTAGTAGGGTCTATAATCCGCTGGATGGAAAATTACATTTGGTGGAAAAAGGACAAGCGATGGGCCTAGGCCCGTCGTTTCCGCTGTTCTCCCTAACACACAATTTGGTCCTTTTCTCTTTATGCAAGACGGTTGGTGTAATACCCGTGGAAACTTATCGGGTTTTAGGTGATGATGTTATCATTGCCGACAAACGTGTCTATAAGCTTTATAGGCAATTTCTCCATGAATATGGAGTACCGGTATCAGAAACAAAGAGCCTAACCAGCTCCCAGGTTGCTGAATTCGCGGGTCGTATAATCCTGAACGGGGTCGATATCACTCCAATAAAATGGAAGAGATTGACTTGGAATTCAATCTCATCTCTATATTGGGAATATCGACATACTTTCCCGTGGATTTGTACGAACCATCGTAAAATGAAGCTTAAGGATCGTGTTGCGCTATATGTATTAGGCCCTATACCGAAAAGTATAGGTGGTTTAAACCTAATGGAAAAGGTACTTCCCACATCTACAGGAATTATCTCCCTTAGAAAGGGACTCCTGGAAT